AAGTCAAAGGTAACGAAGAGGCCGAGAAAACCATCAAGGAGCTGCAAGAAGCTAATAAGGTCACTAAGGATCAGTACGAGGGCAAGCTTAAGGATTTAACAATCAATGCTGCAATACAATCTAAGTTGACCGATACCAAGTATCCGGATTTACTCGCCACAAAGTTTGATAAGTCAAAATTGGTAGTTAATGCAGACGGGTCTGTTTCCGGTATCGATGAACAACTGACAGGAATTAAAGAGACCTACAAAGATTTATTCACTCCGGTTGTTGCAGGAAGAGACCCACAGAACAAAGACAAGACTCCTGCAGGTGGTAAGAATCCATGGAGTAAAGAACATTTCAACCTTACCGAGCAAGGAAAGCTCCTTAAGGAAAACCCAACGTTAGCAGCTCAATATATGGCTAGCAAGTAACTATTAACTAAAATTATAAGAAAGAGGTAATTTATTATGCCAACAAGAATAGCAGATGTAATCGTTCCCCAGGTATTTAATCCCTATGTAATCCAAAGAACCGCAGAGTTATCCGCTTTATCACAAGCAGGCATCATATCAAACAATCCGGAATTAGATGCATTAGCATCCGCAGGTGGTAAATTAATTAATATGCCGTTCTGGAATGATTTAACCGGTAATGATGAAGTTCTATCCGATACTGGTGCGTTAACACCAGAGAAGATCACTGCAGCGCAAGACGTAGCAGCTCTTTATATGAGAGGTAAAGCATGGTCAACCAATGATTTAGCAAAGGCATTATCCGGTTCTGATCCGATGAAAGCTATCGGTGATTTAGTAGCAGCATATTGGGCTAGAAGAAGACAAGCTATTATGTTTTCACAGTTAAAGGGGGTTTTCGCAAGTGCTACCATGGCAAGCAACTTATTAGATGTATCCGCATTAGCCGGTGCGTTGGCAACCATGACAGGTAATTCGTTTATCGATGCAATGACCTTGTTAGGAGATGCAGCTGGTAAGATTACAGCAGTAGGTATGCACTCAGCAGTATATGCATCTTTACAGAAACAGAATTTGATTGTTTACATTCCAAATTCACAAGGTGTTGTTGATATTCCTACATACATGGGAAAGCGAGTAATCGTTGATGATGGCTGTCCTGTAGCTGCAGGAGTTTACTCCACTTACTTATTTGGTGAGGGAGCTATCGGCTTAGGCAATGGATCCGCTCCAGTTCCGACCGAGACAGATCGTGATTCCCTGGCTGGTGATGATATCCTCATCAATAGACAGCACTTTGTACTTCATCCTAGAGGTATTAAGTTCAACAATGCATCTGTAGCAGGTTCCTCTCCAACTAATGCAGAGGCAGAAACAGCAGCCAACTGGACTAAGGTTTACGAGACGAAGAACATCCGTATAATCAAGTTCGTTCATAAGATCTAATTAACCGAGGAGGCTTATACAGCTCCTTTATCCTTTTAAATGGAGGGAATATATTTATGAGTGCAACAGCATTCCAGCGATTAAGACGTGAGCAGGCCAAGATGGAAACATCTTTGGAAAATGAAAATAAGCTCGCTGAACCGACTAATAAAGAACTGATGGCGCTACTTGATGCGTTAGGTGTCAAGTATGATAAAAAACCTAATAAAGCAACCCTTCTGGAGTTGTTAAAAAAGGCTCAGGGTGATGCGGTTAATAAAGCACCTGATGAAGGTGGAACTAGCATGGATAATCCCGAAAACCAATTTCCTGGAGAAACCCCAAACCATGATAAAGATGAATACTCTGGAGAAAATCCAGACCAGCACAAAGAAACGCTATTAAAATTATTAGAGGGAGCTGAGTAAAATCAGCTTCCTTTTTCGGAAGGAGTTGATACAGTGACCACAGATGAAACGATAGCATTAGTCAAAGAAAATCTTCACATCATGGATGATTCGAGTGATTTAGCAATTTCCGACGTGATTACGGAGGTATTGAATTACTGTAACCTTACCGAACCGCCCATTGAAGCAGAGCCATTTATCCGGAAGAAAGTTAAAGCCATAATCAACTATGAAGCCGAGAACGGTACCGCTTCTGTATTTGATGTTAAGAGCATCAAAGAGGGCGATACATCCATTACCTACAATGTTAGCGATGATGCTTCTAAGGAAACCGTGTACGGCTTGTCCAATAAGGATAAAGAAAGCCTGCGTAAGTTTAGGAGGTTGAGATAATGAGTAGCCCACTTGAACGGTTATGGAAAGACCGAATGGATGTCTATAAATGGACCGAGCTTGTAGTTGATGAAGTGACAACCAGTGTATTATCAAATACCCCGTCCTTCATGGCACTTAAATGTCATTATAGTGGCGGCTCTTTGACTGACACAGGCGAAGATGGTGTACCGACACTGATTAACTCGCATACGCTTTTCTGTGGCTTTAATACAGCCGTAGAGGGTGACAAGGTTATCGTTACTCAGCACAAGAGTGGTGCGGCAATAGAATTGGCTGTTGGCGAAGGATTCCCTTCCAGTGGTGGAATGCAGTTCAGCGTAAAGCGAAGTGGTACGGCATGAATAACAATTATAGAGCTAATCAGATTGCAATTAAACAGTTCCGGAAAGAGCTGTCTGCAATGATGGATGATATAGGAAACATTGACAGACATGTGCTTTCGGTTGCGGTGAACGTCGGGCTAGCTGATGTAAAGCGCAACACGCCTGTCGGAAATTACTCAAAAAGTACTTTCGTTGATCCAGATGCTGATAACAAGTTCAACACAAAAGAGATAACGGTTGGTATATACCGGCACACAATTAAAGTTGGCGGATTCATGAGAAAAAGTTGGTCTTCTCCGCGAGTAAAAAGAGTTGGTAGGGGCGTCGAAAAAGGGCTGTTTAACAGTGCCGGCTACTCTTCTTTTGTCAATGACGGTCACAGAATCGTTAAAAACGGTGTGAATATAGGTTTTGTAAAGGGCAAGTTCATGCTAGAAAAAGCGATACACAAAGTCAATAAGGTGATGGAATCTGAGTTTAAAAAAGAAGTGGAGAGGGTGAACAAGGAGCATGATAAGTGATATCAAGTCAGCAATCGTATATAAACTCAAAGAGCTGTATCCAAATTACACGCGATATACAGATGATATTCCGCAGAAATTCACTCCACCGGCTTTTGTTATATTTGAAATCGACCAGGATTACAGCAAGCGATTGAACACAAAGAACAAGGGTCGGATTAGCTTTGACGTGGCTTGCTTCTCCGAGAAGGGCCCGGCTGACATAAAGAGTGACTGCCAAGCCACACAGGAAGTATTACTGCAGGGATTCGATCTAATCGGAACTACAAGCAAATTCCGGGTGCTAAGCAAGAATGCCCGGATAACGGACAACGTTCTGCATATGACTTTTGACATTAACTACTCTGAGATGAAAGTCGAGGGAGGAACATTAATGCAGTCACAGGAAACCAATACAAATATCTAAAGAAAGAAGGTTAAAACATGTCAGGAACATGGGATACTCAGAATAAAGTTTTACCTGGTGCTTACCTCAATTTTAAGACAAATGTCCCTCTCTCGATAACACCGGGTGACAGGGGCATTGTTGCTTTATTGCAGGAAATGAGCGTCGGAACATTAGGTCAGATTTACACAATTACATCTGTTGATGAAAGTGCTTATCCGGCCAGTGTAACAGCGGCAGATAAGTTGCTTGTTAATGAGGCGTTAAAGAATGCTAAAGCCGTAATGGTATACAACTTAGGCACAGCACATGTAGCGGCAGCAATAACCGCGGCACTGGTGGCTCTTAAGACCAAGATATTTAACACCATAGCCTACCCATATGACGGTACGACTTATGCCACTATGAAAACCGCTATCGTTACATGGGTTAAGGCAATGAGGGATGATGAAGGTATCAAGATTCAGGCAGTGCTTGCAAATCAGGTCGGTGACGCTGAATGCATTATCAATGTTGCACAAGGCGTAACAATGGCAGATGCGTCCACAATGACAGCAGCACAGTGTACAGCATGGGTAGCAGGCGCCACAGCAGGCGCAGGCATAAACCAGTCTAATACTGGCAAGGCATACTCGGGAGCTATTGATGTATCGCCTCGTATGACCAGAAGTGAAATGGAAGCCGCTATTGCTGCCGGCAAGTTTATCTTCAAGGTAGACAGTGCCCAGAATGTCACGGTGGTATATGACATTAACTGCCTGACCACCACAAGCACTACCAAAAGCGCAGTTTTCAAAAAGAATCGCGTGATCCGTACACTCGACGGTATCAGTAATGATATTACGAATATTTTCGAAGGCAGCTTCATTGGCAAGACAAACAACAACGTTGATGGAAGGGCGTTGCTCAGAGGAACGCTGATTGATTATTTCAAGGTCCTTCAGAGCATGGCTGCAATTGAAAACTTTGCTGCGGATGATGTAACTATAAACTCCGGTATGGCCTCAGACGCAGTTGTTATTGATTGCTATATTCAACCGGTAGACAGTATTGAAAAGATTTATATTACTGTCAATTTATCCTAAGAAAGGGGATTAAAACATGTCTGACAATTATACAAAACTGGATGATACCATATCCTCTCATGAGGGAAAGGCGTTCATAACGGTTGGAGATGATATGGTCGAGCTATTCGAACTGTCCAAGCTTAGCGCTCAGCTTGACATGATTGTACAAACAAAAAGAATGCTCGGACACAGAATGACTCAGCACAAGGTTACTGGAGCCGAAGGCACCGGAAGCTTAACAATGTATTTTATGAGTAGCACATATCTTAATCGAGCTATTGAGTATCTAAAAACCGGATCGCGTAAAACAGTTACAATTCAGTGCTACGTTGAGGACCCGGCTTCTTCAATTGGGAGGCAAGAGGTTAGGCTTTCTAATGTAATTATAAAGACTATACCCGCCATGATGATTGATGATGGCTCTGAAGATCCAATCACAGTGGACAGCGATATCACATTTGATGACATTGAGGTTATGGGATCGTTTATAGCACCAACAAATTACAGGTAACTATCAACACAGACAGGGGAGGCTTAGGCAGCTCCCTTATTATTTTTGAAGGAGGAACTTTATGAGTTCATTAAAAGCATTTTTACACCCGGTACAGGTAGAAAACCAAGAAGTAATTGTCTCAAACAGATTCATGGAAGATGGCAAGCCGGTGCCGTTTATAATCAGACCGATTACCCAGGAAGAGAATAAGCTTCTCATTAAGAAGTTTTCCAGAAAAGACAAAAAGGGAGCGGATACGTTTGATCGTACAGAATATGTTTCCGCATTGACCGCATCCGCAGTTGTGTTCCCGGACCTTGCGAACGCTGAACTTCAAAAGGCATATGGGGTCCTTGGTGAATCCTCGCTGCTTCAAAAGATGCTTTATGTCGGAGAATACGCGGAACTGGCACAGAAGGTGCAGAGTTTAGGCGGGCTTGATGCTGATATCAATGAGGATATTGAAGAAGTAAAAAACTAATAAAGCAAGGCGATGCGGAGTTTAATTTAGCACACTTTGCACTTCAAAAACTTCATATTCTTCCCTCTGTGATTATATCCATGGACGACAAGGAAAGGGCCTTTGTATTTGCAAGTATTCAACTCAGAGCAGAGGACGAAAAGAAACAAGCATCAAAGATAGGTTTGAAAGGAGGTGCGCGTCATCGCTAGTCTTAACGCAATGTTTAGATTATATGATGGATATTCAACTACTGCAGATAAAGTAATCAAAAAAACCGATCTAGCTACAAACAAGATATTGAGTGCGAGCGGTGCAACTGATAAGTTCAATAATAAGCTCGAAGCAACCGGGGCGAGTGCCGGTAAGGCTAGCAGCGGTCTAGGTAGATTTGTTGGTATAGCGGCTACAATAGTCGGGGCAATCAAAGGCATGAATATTGCCGATACATATACCAATACGGCGGCCCGACTTAATCTTATCAATGACGGTCTGCAAACGCAGGCACAGTTACAGGATAAAATCTTCGCAGCAGCTGATAGATCAAAGGGAAGCTATGCAAGCATGGCGGATTCTGTAGCCAAATTACAACTGAATGCAGGCGATCAGTTTAAAAACAATGATGAAGCGATAGCGTTCACGGAGTTGCTACAAAAGTCATTTAAAATTGGCGGTGCGAGTACATCTGAGAAGGAAGCTGGTACATTGCAATTAACTCAAGCAATGGGATCTGGTAAGTTACAGGGCGATGAGTTTAGATCTATCATGGAAAATGCTCCAATGGTAGCGGATGCGATTGCAAAATATATGGGCAAAAGCAAAGGAGAGCTGAAAAAGCTATCATCACAAGGCGTTATAACATCCGACATTATCAAAAATGCTATGTTCATGGCATCAGATGATATCAATGCTAAATTTGCCGATATGCCCTATACCTTTGCTGATATATGGAATAAAATCTCAAACGGCGCCATCAAAAAGTTTGCGCCTCTAATTACTAAAATAAACAAGATGATTAACTCGGATGACTTTATGGCATTTACCGATAAGTTGATAGCTGGATTCGGGCTTGTAGCGGATGCAGTAAGTTGGTTTATTGATGTCGTAGTTGACGGATGGGATACGATAGGACCAATACTCGCATTAATATCCGGAGTATACCTTGTGGTCATGATTACTAGGCTATGGGCGATGGTACCTCCCTTGATAGCTCAGGCTGTGGCATGGTTGGCTATATACTGGCCAATACTGTTAGTTATTGCTATTATTGCTATTGCCATTGCAGCAGCGCGACAATTTGGCACATCATGGGAAGATATCATTGGATACGTCGGAGGCTCAATCGGTGTTTTTGCGGCAACCTTTTATAATAAATTTGTTTATATCTGGAATGTAGTTGCTGCATTTATTAACTTTTTCGGGAACGTCTTTAGGGACCCGATAAACTCGATTAAAATACTGTTCTATGATTTGCTCACTAATATGCTTGGGAACATTGAAACAATGGCAAAGGGCATTGAGGATTTACTTAATGGAATACCTGGCGTAACAGTTGACATATCGAGTGGAATCACAGATCTAAAGGATGGTATCACTCAGAAGAAGGAAGATTTAAAGGATAGCTCCGGTTATGTTACATACGCTCAGTCAAAGGAGTATCAGGATTTATCCGAAGCTTACATCAAGGGAAGTGATCTGAGTAAAGACCTATACGGAGATATCAGCGATAAATTAAAAAGCCTGTCAGACCTGATGAATGGATCACAAAGCGACCCTACAGTTGTCGAGGGTACCGGTGTAAACAGCACAGTACAAGTTGATATGTCCGATGAAGATATCCAATACCTGAGGGATATAGCCGAGAGGGATTACATCAATAAGTTTAGTACTGCTACATTAGCGCCGAAAATTACTGTTTCGTTCGGTGACGTCCATGAGACAGCCGACGCTAATAAGGTCGCAAAAAAAATACAAAAAATATTGCGAGAGCAAATAGCGATTGCCGGGGAGGGATAGTATGAAAAGTAGCTATGGTGTGTTTTTTAGAATCAAAAATAAAAAATACAACATTTTAATTCGTTTTCCTGTTAATCCGGAAGAGATCGAAGAAACTAGGACCATGGCAATAGAAAAATACGAAGTGCTGAATCTCGGTCAAATCGCCGTACCCACGCATATGGAATTAAGAGAGTTTTCTTTCGAGGCTGAATTGCCGAAGTCAGAAGAGTATTATGCCGCCGACTCCACGGAGTTTAATCCTGCGTTACCCTGGATGGAAATACTTGACGAGTGCATGAGTGGGCTTATACCGGTAAGGTTTATCTTCGGGCCCGACGAAAATCAAAATGGTTTAGTGGATACATATTATACCAGTGACGGCGCCAAGAAAAGTAAAGGAGATAGCGTCGAAGTATTGATTGAAGAATTGACCATTACTGAAAAGGCCGGAGAAGAAGGCGATAAGTACATTAAGTTAAAGCTGCTTGAATACAAGGACTATGGCTCTCAAAAGGCATCTGAAATTATAGTAAGCGACAGTATCGGATATATCAAAAAAACCGCAAGCAATGTAAAATCAAATCCAAAGTCCACTGGGTATTATGTGGTTAAGTCGGGTGATAGCCTGTGGATGATTGCGAAGAAGTATTACGGAAATGGAGCAAAGGCAAACATCATATATAACGCCAATAAAGATAAGATTAAAAATCCGGGGCTGCTGACTATTGGATGGAAATTAAAAATTCCTACAGAGGATGAATTTTCAAAGTATTCCGCCGCCCTTCCCACTACCAAAAAATCGTCCGATACCTCTTCGGCTGCAAACTATGAGCAGGGAGTTGCTGGTATTGCCGCACTGCTTAAATAGGAGGTACCCATGAGTGTAAAAGTTGAAATTGCAGTAAAAACAAAGGTGGACGGAAAAACCTATGAAATAAGTGAACTGATCAAATTCATATCATATACCGACAATCTCAACGATGGATGCAGCAAGTTAGAGTTTACTTATATTGGTGGAGACCTCTTGTTGCAAAACGCGGATGCGCTTTGGCTTAAATACGACGGATCGAATATTTTTTATGGCTATGTTTTCAAGGTTATCAGAAATTCAAGTAAAGAAATTTCAGTAACAGCCTACGATCAGCTGCGATATGCAAAGGCAAAAGATTATTTGTATTCAAGCGGAGATACAGCCACAAGTCTTGTAAATAAGATGTGCAGCCATTTTAATTTTGTAAAGGGCGTTATATCAAATACATCATATGTATTAAAAGATCAGGCATATGATGGGGATACATGGCTTGATGTTGTCTATTCCGGTATTGGAGAAACGCTCATTGCAAAAAGCAAATTTTATTGTCTGAGGGATGAATTCGGGGAGGTAACACTCAGAGATTTAGATGACCTCAGGATTGATCTTATGCTTGGAGACAAATCGATGTGCTATAAATTTACGCATGAAAAATCAATAGATGAAAACTTTTATAATCAGATTTTATTATTGGTCGAAATAAAAACAGGATCAGGATCATCACAAACATCAACGGCGCAGATTGTAGGCACTAAAAGTGATACATCAATAAAAGCATACGGAATGATGCAGTACTATGAAAAAGTGCAAAACTCAACAGCTGCGCAGGCAAAGGAAAAAGCAATAGCATTGCTCAAACTATATAACCGTGAATCCGAGACGCTAACTCTCGAGTGTCTCGGAGATAAAAGAATAAGAGCAGGGTCAAGCTTCTCGGTTTACATCTCTGACCTTGATATCAATCAGCAGATGTATGTCAAATCCGTAACTCACTCCTTCGTTCCCATACATACAATGTCGATTGAGGTATCTATATGATAAATGAGATTAAAATAATTATACAAAACTATCTTGACAATGCCAAACTGTGCAAAATAATCACTGGAACAGTTGAAACCGGAGGTATCAGGATAAGCGAAAAAATGCTTATTCCAAATAGTCTTATCGTTGGAAACTTAAAAAACTCAGTTGAAGCCGGAGATACTGTAAGGCTCCTGCGTGACTACGGAGGACAATTATTTTATATTTTGGAGGTGATTGTAGAATGATACCATCCGCGCAACTATCGACCAACATAGCGGTTTCAGAGGACATACAGACCACTATTACATACAATCTCACCGAAGACAAAATACAGGGGTCATCTGACAACATTGAGGCTTTGCAGCAGGCCATATATAAGGTACTCAATACTGAAAAGTATGAGTGCCCAATATATAGCTTTTCCTATGGCATCGAGCTTGAAGATTTAATCGGAAGCGATGCAATTTATGTAAAAGCAGAATTGAAAAGACGCATAACTGAATGCCTTACACAGGATGATAGAATCACAAGTGTAGATAATTTTATTTTTACGGCAACCGGTGATAATTTGCTCTGCGTGTTTGACGTTTTAAGTATTTACGGTGTAACAACGATTACTAAGGAGGTAGAAATTTAATGTTCGAAGCTATGACTTATGAAAATATTTTAACTGATATGCTTGATCGTATTACCTCTGATGTAGATAAGAGAGAGGGATCCGTCATTTATGATGCACTTGCCCCTTGTGCTTATCATCTGGCTCAGAACTACGCCTGCATGGATGCGTTTGTTGATCTGGTATCTGGAGATACCGCGATTGGTGAATACTTGGATAAGGTTGTTGGAGATTATGGTCTTACGCGCAAGGATGCCGTATATGCAGTAAGGAAGATTGTAACCTCTGGAGCAGTCGATATTGGCACCAGGTGGGGATTAAACGGTACGAGCTATGCAATTACCGCTTTGCTGTCTACAGGTGTTTATAGCGCCACCTGTGAGCAACTTGGAGATACTGGGAATCAATATTCGGGGGTACTCGAAAACATTGATAATGTATCAGGCATTACTGCAACATTGACCGACATTATTGCCGCGGGCGAAGAAGTCGAAACCGATGATAATCTCAGGGATAGATTTTATGCAAGGGTGCAATTCTCGGGAACCAGTGGCAACATACATGATTATCGAAATTGGTCGCTAGAAGTACCTGGTTGTGGTGATGCAAAGGTATTTCCTGTCTGGGACGGTCCCGGGACGGTCAAAGTATTAGTAGTAGACGAAGATATGACCATTGACACAGATTTGCCGGATATTGTTGCGGATTATATTGAAACGGTGCGTCCAATCGGTGCTACAGTGACTGTGGCGAGCCCAACAGGAAAAGCTATCAATGTGGGTGCAAATATTGTAAGAGATGGAATCAAAACGCTTGCAGAGGTACAATCTGCGTTTGTAACCGTCCTCACCAAATATCTGAATGAAACAGTATTTGATATATATAATCTCAGCTACGCGAAGATAGGAAGCCTTTTATTATCAACTCCTGGCGTATCTGATTACTCGAGCCTGACAGTAAATAGTGGTACGGTCAATATAACTATCGGAAACACTGAAATGCCAATCTGTGGCACTATAACAATTACGGAGGTATAAGATGGACTTAATGAGCTTACTACCGCCCATATATGATAACAACGTCACGATGCAGGAGCTGCAGGGCATCTTATCCGCCGACATCAATGCGCAGGCTGAAAAATTTGGTGAAGTGATAAATGAGTGCTTTGTCAATACAGCATCCTCACTCTTAAGCAGGTATGAGAATATTTATGCTTTGCAAGTTGATGTATCTAAGTCGGATGAGCTAAGAAGAGAACGGATCAGGGCGAAGATAAGAGGCACTGGAACGGTCACAAAGCAAATGTTAATTGACACGGCGTCAGCTTACAGCAATGGAGAAGTTGAAGTCATTGAAGATACCGCAAATTACAGTTTTATAATTAAGTTTGTTGGTACCAAGGGAACTCCACCGAATATGACAGGACTGACTTTGACCATCAATGAAATTAAGCCAGCCCACCTGAGTTATGTTTTTGAGTTTATTTATTATACTCATGCACAGATTTCAACTATGACACATGCTCAGCTACACTCGTACACAAACAATCAGATTATGGAGGGAGAAATAAGCTAATGTCAACATTGACAAGTAATTTTGGACTTACGAAAGATGCAGGTACCGACTATTACAATATAGAAACCGTCAACGACAATCTCGATATCATCGATAAGGCCGTGAACGACTCTTCAAGTGTTATTACGGCATCCGGTACTGGAACGGCGATTATACTGACCGTACCAAGTACAGCATCCTACGCAGCCGGTAGGAAGTATGATTTTATTGCCTTTGCAGATAACGGAGCGGACCCAACTACGATTAATATTAATAGTCTTGGGGCGAAATCATTATATAAGTCTAGTGGAACCACGGCGCCGACAATCAGGGCTGGCAAAGCGTACACGATTTATTACAGTGGTACAAATTTTTTCTTAAAAGCTAGTGCGACAGGTGATGCGGTTGCTGCTGATGTACTAGCGGACAAAGTATTCAGCAACGATACCGACACCGATATAGCTGGCACTATCCAGAGCAAAGCAGCTCATACCTACACGCCTGGGACATCCGACCAGACAATTCCGGCCGGTCAATATCTATCCGGGGTACAAACAATCAAAGGCGATGCTAATCTGGTTGCGGACAAGATATTGGCTCCGAATGTTTTATTTGGCGTGACAGGTACCGCAAAAAGACGAGTAAGCGGAACCGCAAGTTCGAGTGCGGACGGTACTGGAAAAGTGTTTTGCTATGGCGGAAGCTCGTCTGGTGGCTATGCCCTACCGTGGATAAGCGTATCTGGGTTGGCATTTAAACCGTCATCTATAGTAATAACCTACACGGGAGCGCTCACTAATGTTCCTAAATTTGTCATGTATGCAAGCGATTCAATTACACTGGGAAAAGCGTCGGTGCTGGCAGGTGGATATGGAATTGGGTTCGATACAAAAGATTATAACGCATACACAGAGGCATATGTAAATACATCTTCATTTCTACTGCCTGTGTTTACATATAGTGCAACTTATAGTTGGGTAGCATATGAATAAGATAGGGGCGTGAACCAATGAAACAAATACCTTTAATTATCGACATGAATAATAAAGCCTTGGGTGTAACTGTGCACGAAAAATCCTTTAGCAAAGAAAGTGGAATCGTCACCCTGCAGATGCAAATTGTGAATTATGGTTTGACAGGCAAGACAATCACGGCAGCATTTAAGCAGTCTAATTACGAGACCGACCCCAATCCCGATACCGGCCCATTTTCCGTAGTTGACAATGTAATAAGCCTTGTAATTACGGCAGATATGGTTAGGTTCGGAAATAACAATTTCCAAATTAATTTCCGGACAGAGAACAGTCTTGAGCAATCCCCTGTTATTAGTTGGTATATCAACGAGTCTATCTCCGGTGCAGTAGCAACATCCGGGTATGTAGACGCACTTACATCATTAATAAATCAAGTCAACCAAGCCTCAGATAATGCCAATAACCTATCTGCTAGCGTATCTCAAACCGATACAGGGGCTACGGTCACGATTGTCGACAAGGATGGGAAGCAAACCACGGCAAATCTACATCATGGTGTGTCGCCTGTTATTACACAGGAGGAAATACCAAACGGATATCATATTACCATTAGGGATACAACTGGTATACATGAACTTGATGTTTTAAATGGATTGCCTGGATATACTCCGATAAAGGGCACCAATTATTTTACAGCTTCGGAAATCGCGGCAATAAAAACCGACATCGAATCAGACTTGGTTGCACTGTCCATGATACCAGCAGTAAGCAATATTTACACCATAGACTTTTCCAATAGGAATTCAATTAATATTGGAATTGCTATATCGGATATAGTAGCCAAAACAATCGTGGTAATAAATGTGCCACCGCGTACAGAAATGTATTTGGAGTTAGTATATTCTTATGCATCGGCTATTACGTGGTTTTTTCCGTCATCCGCATGGCAAAATGGAATCGTACCTAATTTGGTAGTAGGAAAAACTTACCGAATGGCATTTTTCACATCTAACGGCGGTGTATCATGGCAATGTGCATCCACAGGAGGTTGGTGAGATGACAAAAGCTAGAAAATTGCTGATTGAATGTATGAGTAGGATTGTGCTTGTTGATAGTTTTGATAGAACTGACAGTGCATCAGGATTAGGTAAATGCGATACTGGGCAATGGTGGCAGAGTAGCGGTACATTCGGAATATCCTCTGGTAAAGCAATTGGTGTTAGCAGCTATGCTCTTGTAAAGATAGATTGCGGAATAATAAATCGTAGAGTTTCAGTTGATGTAACATTTCCTACGGGCGGTGATTTGGGCATAGTAGCTCGACTTGTTGACGGAACGAATTATACATATTTTGATATTACACCTTCAAATATAGTTATAGGAAGAAGATTACCTGAAGGATGGACAACACTTGGACAATATAGTAATGCTACAGTTGTAGGAAGGACTTATAAACTTACAGTAGAAAATTCTGCAGATAGAATGATATTTTTCTTAGATGGTACAAAGATCATTGATATACTTAATGGTGACTTTGGAACCAGTACACTTATTGGCATAAGGGTAGGAAATACAGTATTGACAGGATTGTTTAATAATCTAGTTGTTGAAGCAATATAGGAGGCATTATGTTAGCTAGAATTATAAATAATGAATTAGAATTAGATTTACCCAGCTTCGGGATGTTATCCGACGGCAGAAGTGTATCAGGATATAATCTTCTTCCAATCGAAGAACTTAATGCTGACGGATGGAAAGAAGCTGTTTTAAATCAGCCGGAATGTACGGATAGTGAATATTTGGTTATTGACTCATTTACCGATGGCGACGTAATAACAGTAAATTATCGGGTGGAAATACAAGCAGTTATTCCCAATCCAGAGATTGAGGCACTGCGAGAAAGAGTAGATGGCATCGATGGCGGTGTTGATGCCTTATTTACAGATGTTTTACCCGCAATTATGACAATGATTTAAGAAAGGAGGGAGGTGAGTGAAAGACATGGTAACATATATCGCACAAAAGATTATGGATGCAAAGGATGCCGGTGGAACATCAGCAGGACAGGCTAAATACAGTGCATATTTCGGCTCGGCTATTTTACAAATACTTTATGGCAAGTACCAATCGGCTGTTAATGTAATCCTTACTACTGACGGATATGCAGATTGTATCGTAACGGTTTAACACGCGGAGCCGTGAGTCAACAGCTTACGGCTTTGATTAAATCAAGGAAGGGATGTATATCGTGTTTGGTTTTATAATAGCAATATGCCTACTTATTTTGGCAGTATATGCAGTATCGGATTAACGGAGCCTAAGGCTCTTTTTTAATACAAAAAATAAAAGAAAGAAGGTATAAGAATGAATAAGTTTAAAGCTTTATTTACAATGTTTTTTTCGGCTCTGGCCGGATGGCTTGGCATACTTGCCATCCCGGTATTAGTATTGGTAGTTTGCAATGTTATTGATTATTTTACAGGATTGGTAGCAGCCAAGTACCGCAATGAACCTGTGAGCAGTTACAAAGGTTTTAGAGGAATCGCAAAAAAAGTGTGTATGTGGCTGCTGATTGCCGTAGGCGCTATGATTGATTGGTTGATAATCTATGCCGGTACATATATCGGAATTACCATACCAGTTACATTTATAATTGCCTGTATCGTGGCTATATGGCTTATATGTAATGAGATTATATCGATACTTGAAAACATGGTAGATATCGGGGTAAAGATACCGCCTTTTTTATTGCCACTGGTTAAAAACATTAAGAAGCAGGTCGAGGATAAGACGGCTGTTAAGGAGGAGTGAAGATG